CGTATGAAATCTTTTATAGATCATATTATTTCAGTGGTTAAACTATAGATCTTGCTGTTGTCGACTTTCATGCTCTTTTACGAGTCTGATCAGCTGACGTCTAACTCTGATGAAGAATGATTTATTTATTGGTCTAATACGTGGTTGAACCAATGGCTGATTACGAAGTAAATTCGTTTCAGGAATTGGCCAATCAATATTAGATAACATATATCTCAATCCTTCGACAAAAGGTAAAGAATAAGGCATGTTCAAACTCGGTTCTTCCTTAGCAAGTAATTCCAGAAACTTATTCATACTTACAAGAAGTAAATTCCTGTAACTAAGAAGAGCTTTAGGTAAAGGTTCTATAATTAGACCTTTCTCTACTGGTGCTAAGAGGTTCGATTGAGCTTGAGGCAAGACAAATCCTTTAACGGAAGCCAAGTTACGATAAGAATCGAGTACTTTAGCAGATTTCTCTACTGAAGACACTCAATCCTTATGGTAATCCTCTCTCAATACTTCTTTGATTGGAGCAATGAGTCAGTCCAACGCATAACTTAGCGTTCTCAACCTCATGTCATAAGGTGATAATGGAATTCCAGACTGAGCAAATAGCTCAGGCTTGAATCGATTCTCACCCGTATTAAGGAACCCAAAAGGTCCCATAATGACTCAAAGAAGAGAAGACAAGTTCTTTTTGGAAGTTTTGGTTATATTATAACCAAGACTACCAATAAGTCTCTGCAGATCTGCATTGTCAACAATACCTCCTTTCAAGATATAATCTCTAAGGATACTAGGAAAATTGGCAAAGTTTTTAAGACTTTGAGCAATATTCTTTGCACCCACAGGAGTATAATTAACAGATCCAGAAACTAATTGTTTTGCGAATTCAGCCGTACCATTATTACTAATTAAGGATTTTGAAAGATTTATCTCTACTCCTAAGACTTTTGTCATAGTATATAGATATAGATCTGCAACATCCTTGTTAGCAATAACCACGTCATCACCCAATAAAGCGTAATCATCAAATCAGGATTTAAACCCTAATTGACGAGCGCAATACTGAATAATAATGTGATGGGTTAGTGAAAACACACCTCAACTAGACAGAGCCCCCATTGGTTGACCAACTGCATACCGAAGATAGAAACCATCTTCATATTTATCCTCTTCTTTAACAAAAATATCGGATTTTGTCCCATATTTCGCTAAATCAGAAGTAGATATAAAGTAGTCTCTATCAGTTAGCAATGTTTTCCAAGCTAAGGCCACGTCGAGACCATAAAGTCACGATACAACCTGAGTTTGTAATAATATTGGTAACCGATCGGTAGCAGCTGATAAATCAAAAGAGAATACGTCTTTGTGACCCTTACTCATCAATCTCTGAAGTGGTTTAACCTGATCAAAACAACCATCATTTGGAATAGTTTTAAGTATTTCAAATACATGGTCGTGGATCGGTTTTAACACAGATTGAGATCAAACATCTAATATGGCAAATACTCGTACTTTCCCAGCTGGTTCCGGTTTAAGGGATAACTTAGAAAGTATTAATTTACTTTTCTTAACACGTCACTTAGATACAATATCCATCTCATTTAATAAGATATCATAGATATCACTATTAAAAGATTTGGATAGAACCTGTATGGAATGTAAGAGGTGACTCATTTGGGGCTTTACTTTAAAAGCAAAAGCATCCAAAGGAGCATATAAGATGGATGGCTTCCCGTTAGGACCAGCTGTTCTTAAGGTTAATAACGTATCAAGGCCTTTTGGCTTCTTAGGAAGAACAAAGGTGGTCTTACGACCATCTGGTGTTAATCCTGAGGAACTAAAATTATTCTCTAAAACATCCTTCAAATCTAAAATATTTAAGGTTTGAGACAAACCAGTAAATGGTTTTATTATTGTCGAAAGTTTTAAAGAACCCTTGATATTTATACACCTAAAGACAGTAAGGATAGCGAAAATAGCCCGTATATGCTTGATATCGTTCGCCAATATATATTGACGTAATATACCAGGTATTATACAGGGTATTCCACTATCCCGCAGTCCAACACGGCAAGAATCGTCACCAATTGGAACCTTCCCTCTACCTGATATAACATGTTGTAATGAAACAGTTGAGTGTTTTAAATACTTAACTGTCCACGTTCAACCTGAATGATCACGCAGAGAGAAAATCCGTTTTAGTAACTCTAAATATGGGCCTTTTATTGGGATTTCATACAGCCAGAGTACTAAACTCACATACCTTTTGATCAGTGAATCACTGGTCAACTTGTATGATGATGAAGTATTTTGTCTGAATAAAGTCATAATAAATGCTCGGTCTACTAACGTGTCCACTTTTTAAATGAACCCGCTTCGTTAACCTTATCCTTGAGATTACTCTCAAGGGAGGGTTGTAATACGAAGCCAATTACAATCTTATTCATAAAACGGTTATGACACCGGTACCAATTCTCAGATACTTAGTACTCTTCAGCCAACTAGCTCTAGAGTTCCCCTTAATAGTCATCTCGATTATTAACATGGACTTCCCG